CCTAAAGCTCTTTTGCTTCTTCATTCGTTACGCTCCTGCTAGATCCAGCAAGAACAGCCGTACGGTTGCATTGAACGTTACGTCTGCATCTGCTGTTATGTCAGCGTCTGCCACTCCTACGTTGAAGTGGATACCGTCATACGTAGTGAGGTCTGTCACGAACGTAGGAATAGGAGGGCCTGCTGCAACGTTGCTACCTGCCCCAGTAGTTATGTCAACAGCACAGGCAGCAGCAAGATTGACCATAGCACCACCAGACAGACCTCCGTTAGTAGCTGCAGCTGCCCCTATACCGAAGTTAACTGTACCGTCCTCGTTGATACCTGCATCTACGGACAGTACCTCAACGTCCAGGTAGCCTACTAGAGCTACGTAACGAGATCCAGGAGCAAAAAGCTCCTCAGATACCCAGCCTCCGAGAGCTCCTCCGGAGTCTATTACAGTGAGGGCCTGGTTACTGAACGTAACAACCTCCTGCATAAAAGCTCCGGCTAGCTGCTGGTGTGTCCCTATGGTAGGAACGTAAGTAAGGAGAGAAGGACTCTCTACCGTTCTTTGTCCTACCTTGAAGTCTCCCAGAGCCTGCAGCGTACTTCCAGCCAAAGCCTGAATAGTGCTACCCTCCAAGCCCTGCAGAGCCTCCTTGACTCTCAGCGTATTGTATACCGCTGTGTTCTTCCTCTTGTGACTCATTGCCTCTCTCCTTTGTTACAGCTCGATAACAGTAGTGACAGCACACCTACACTGTATAGTCTCGGTACTAGGAGCAGCAGGATCTCCAGGGAACCTCAGAAGATTACCCTTACCACTAATGAAGGGCTCCTCTATCCCTCTTACCTCAGATACCTGCATACTATCGTGAGACTCTCTCATACGATCATCTCCAGCAATGATCCAGAAGCGCTTCATTTTTTGAGGCTGTATACGTCCTGCATCTATTGCCTGACGGTACATCTCGTCTGTACCTTCGTGCACTACTCCTAGAGACTCAGTACGAGCAATAACCTCACTACGGTACCTCACGTAACGCTGCCTGTAGCGTTCTACCATACGGTTAATCTGCTGTCTACCTAGAGGCCTGTCCTCTCGTATGGCACGTTCTACGGACCTGTCATACCTGTGGTCTCGTAGATTACGCTCAAGCGCTCTAGAGTCATTCTCTATCAGGAACCTTCGGTAGTTCGCTACTGCTGCTTCTTGTCTCTGTGTGAGTCCTATAGAGTCCCTGAAAGCTCTAGCCTGCACTCGTGGGTTAGCTCCTTCTTCTATACCACGAGTAAGGGCCTGTCTCGTTGCCCTTCTCTGCTCATCTGTGAACTCACGTACAAGCCGTAGCTTATTCTCCTGCATTCTTTGTACTGCTCTGGTATTAGTAGGGTCAAAGTCAATGACTCCTAGTCCGTCCTCTAAGACAAGAGCTGTACTCTCCCCCGCGTCTACAAAGCCTCTGTTGACCTGCACGGCAAAGCGCTGTACGTGTACCTCTACTAGCTGTATTGCCTGGTTAATCTGACCCGTCTCAAGTAGAGTCACGATCTCCTCTAGAGCAGTCTCCTGCACCTTAGAGACCATGATTAGAAAGCGTGTCTTGATTACACGCTCCCACTTGTCAACTAGCTGGTTAATACGAGCAGCAGGGTCTACTATCTTGTCTGCTTTGTAGACTCTGACCGTATTACCTTCTACCCACGGCTGGCACATTCGTACGTAGCTCCTGCTGGATCTCTCTTGACAAAGACAATAGTACGCTTAGTACCCTCTATCGTTACCTTATCTTGTACCTTTGGAACCACACCAGCAGGAAGGGAAGCCCCGAGTATGACAGTCTTCCGGTCTCCTATCTGTATTATGGTTCCGTCTATCTCAGTGTTACGGTAATCATCAACGAAGCCTCTACCCGCGTGATCCGTCTCCGTAGGGTTCGTACCTCCGGTAAGGTTCGCACCTCTCGTACCTTCAGTTACTACGTGTAGCGTTAGGTCAAAGACAAGAGGCCCTAGCTTCTTGTTAATCTTCCCCGCTATATCCTTCTTGAAGATATTAGGCATTAGTACCCTCGGTTAAGGCCCCACTTACCCTCTACGTCTCCGTCTTCTGTCTCTCCTGTTAGCTGCACTGAGTAATCAGTACCCGAGGCAAAAGGAACAGGAAGACCACTAGCCCCTAGCAGGTAGTGTCCTACCAGATCCATAACTACCTTAGGGAATGTATTACCGTGTATCAGAGAAGCATTGAAGAAGAACTCTATCTCTGCTGAGCCTGCCTTCAGCTTCTTTGTGTTGTCTCCTAGACTCTCCTGCTCCGGTAGCTCTACGTCTTCTCCTATATATAGAGCAAGCTCGTTCGTAGCGTGTTCTATAAAGGAGGGAACAGACCCGCTGTCTACTGCATTACCGTACGGATCTGTGAGCCCAGTACGAGGGAACTCTAGAGCTTGAGGATCTCCAGCCTTCTGACCCTGCCATATCTGACGGTCTAACCACATAGTAGCAGAGACTAGAGCAAGCTCATTGAGTCCGGCTGTTACCACAGCCCCCCAGCGTGCAGACGTTATCCGGTCACTGTGGTAGGCTAAAGCGTCCGCTGCATCCTGGTAAGCGTTCGTACCCTTGTCTAGTGCCATTAGTCCTCCTCTCCTTCCTCTTCTCCAGGCTCGGGTAGATTATCCTCTACCTCTGTTGCCCGTAGAGCAGCGTCACTAGCTAGCCCTATCTCGTCAATACGAGGGAGCCCGAGTAGGTCTCTGATCTCGTTTATAGCTGGATCATCCGGAAGCAGAGGAGCCCCAGCTTGAGCAAGGTCACGAAGAACAGTAGCAAGCTGCTCAAGGTCACGGAACTTGATAGGCTCAGGCTTCAACGTAGGAAGTAGGTCTACGTTCCATCCGTTCAGCTCGAAGACTCGTAGTACTACGTCCTTCTCGAAGGACTCTGCTAACTCACGTAGAACGGAGTCAACTATAAGGAAGAAGTTCTGTGTTTTGTCACGAGCAAGAGCAAAGGAGCCCCTGTCTCCAGTCTGCCCTAGTAGCAAGTGCTCTACTCCGAGGATCTGTGCTATAGAACTAATCAGCCTCCGGATAGCATCTGCAATCTCCTTGAGTCCTGCAGCGTCACCTTTGAGTAGCTCTACCATAAACTGCTGTACAGAACTCGGAGTACCCTTCTCGTCAGTAGTTCGGTATACTACCGAGTCAAGAAGCATACCAGTCTCAGGGCCTCGTACGTGGTTCTGTATGAACTCACGTAGAGGAGCTATAATCTGGTCTCTCTTTGCTGCACTAATTTTCTTCTCATCAACAAGCTTCTGCAGGAAAGCAAGCGGAGCACGTAGAACAGGGATACCGCGTAGGTCTGTCTCATAGCCTATACCCTCTAGCTGCTCGTACCTCATCAACCGCTTAGCATGAGGGGTAATGTGACGGAACAGCCCTAGACCCTCGGGGCTATCACTCAAGCTATCATCTACTACGTATACAATCTTACCCCGAGGTATGTAGATCTCTTTTTGAGTCTGAGCAGAGCGCTGCACTACTCCTATAACCTTACCCGTCTCGTCAGTGTCCCAGCGTTCTATAGTAGGTTGTGGACGGGGCTCTATATCCTTTAGAGCGTAGATACCGTCTTCTCGAAGTCTTGCAGTCCACTCCTGGACAGAGTAGCCGTAGAGTCTGTACATTGCAGCTCTACGTACGACACGTACCCACGGAGTCTCCATACCATAGAGTATCTCCTCTACCTTCTTTGCTAGCTCCACTGCTTCAGGGTTCTTCGGGTCAGACGGCTGTACTTTCCATCCTGCCTTACCTACTAGGTTGAGGAAGTAACGTACACCCGCTCCTACTATCGCAACGTTAGACAGGATCTCAGAGAAAGTAATCCAGCGCTGCTGTCCGGTTAGATCTGCACTCTTTTCCTTCGGCTGAATGTAGCCGGAGTATATTGCAGTCCCTCCCTCACCTACTGTCTCCGTAGGCTTAACGGGCTTGTCAATGTCAGGGACAGCAGGCCTCCGTATACTATCCAGTCTTTTTAGTAGTTTACGCATTGATAGCTATAGCCTCCGGAGTTCCAGGTACGTGCTCTTCTTCTACAGTAGGAGTCAGATTCTGGAACGCTCTACTAGCAGCGTCCGTCTGGTCTTTGAACTCACTAAAGGGGAACTTCGTCAGCTCCTTTAGAAAGTCCTCATTCCATTCTGCACGAAGAAGCTTAACGTACCTGGAACTCCGGAGGCTAT